CCCTACAGAAACATTCTCAGATGTTACTTTCGGTTTTAGAGCCCCAAATGAAATTGATTGATTATTTCCAAAGAAACAAAAAATAATAATATAGAGTATATGAAAATGAAAAACGATGTCGCGGTCATTATCATCCTTCTCATCATCTGCTTTATCGTGATTCCTTTCATCAGCCAGTTCTTTGTAAAAGAGGGATTTTATAACATGAACTCGATTGAGGTGAACCGTGTGCTCAAACGGGCAGGAACCAAAGCCTTGAACAATGCGTCCTTACTGAATACAACCGCTTTAAAAAATGATGTAAGTTTTAACACCATACGAGATTTTATGCTAACCATAGACGACAAGCCTGAGCAGGATGTCAGTTACAATTTTTGTATAGGCAAACTCACATGTGATGCGAATTATTCTATGCTCAAGTTACCCTTTAAAGACAATGACTATACAAATCTCTATTACCCTTATTGCGTGAGCGGCGAACTGTTGAAAGACCTTCGTTGCGAAGGGGGTCAACGTAGCCTTACACGAGAAGGAGAAACGTTTGACGCCTCCGGGTTTACACCCAGTTACAGCTTTAACCGATACCAAACAACCGAAAACCCGTTTTACTTTGCTCAATATAACTTAAACGAAAGCAAAACGGGTAGAGTGAAAGTGAATAACCTGTTAGAATGTGACTTCAATAGTGACAGTAGAAAAAAGTTAGACTGTGCAAGTCTTGAGAACGATAGTCGTCCCGGTAGTGAACCACCCCCATCCACAAATCCTGTTGAAAGTGCTCTATTGGCTTGGTTTACCGCACAAACAGCAGGGGCGTCAAGCAGTCAGACCTCAAATAGCACAAGTTCTAGTTCTAGTTCTAGTTCTAGGTCAAGTGATGCCATCAAATGTATTGCCGATTTTGGAACTGAAAAAGGAGAATCTCTTTGCTGTGGCCAAACAGGTGTGCTTCAATCTACCAAATACGTATGCCCGAATACCCTTCCCTATTGCAGCGATTTTAAGTGCGGTAGTAAATTCGGCACTTGTCGAAAATAAAGGCTTTTCCTACTATAATAGATGTTGTTGTGGATCATTCTACTCTTTTTGATTACACTTTTATTCTCGGTCTATAGGGACCCGGAAGGGTTTACCGCATTGAAAGACGAGTTTAGTGTGCCCATTGATTTGTCGACCATGCGAGTTCAAGAAGTTCAGGACCTGTTAGACGGGGGTCTTTTATGGAAAGAGGTGGAACCCGTGAGACTACAAGAGTTATTGGTTTTTTTAGATAGCGCACAGTTAAAAGCCGCACTCGAAAATAATACCGACACCATTGACAACAAAATGGGCGATGCCGTCACAAGAGAAGTATGGAAAAACGTCGTTGACTTATTCCGGGTAAAGATTTTCGAGGAATACAACTTGGTGTTAGAGTTGTCGAATGAAATAAGCCGAATCTCCGCAACATTTCATGTGGCGACCAATCCAACCATGAGAGAAAAATATCAATATTATGTCAAGTTCGACCCCTCTAAATCCCGGGCTGATATACAAGAAACCTTGGTGAAATTAAAACAAAAGATACTGTCCGCGTTTTTAAATTTATTCGATATTTACACTCGTTTTATTCTCTTCTACCAGTCGGGGTTTAAGGTGGTCAATAACCAAGTCTCTTTAAAAAGACCGAACCTTCATTTTATCACCTCTGATATAAGCGTAAGGCCTGAAAACCTGTATAAGTATTTTTATGACAATACAAATTTTCTTATCGACAACAAGAACATGATCCTTCGTGTGTTACAGAAAAGGATGACACGACAGCGGGAACAAGAATCTAAGAATCTACTCGATTTTTCAACGAAATCCACGAGCGTGGAAGCCGCCAATGCGAATGTCGGATTTTTTTCCAACATTATGGACAAATTGAACCTATTGGAGAAAAAGGAACTTGTTCCGGTCTTTACCAACAAGGTCGTGGACCAGCTAGCGGTAGACCGTTACATGGACCCCGCTTGCCCAGAAGGAGAAAGCTTGTTTTGTAGTGGAAAAATAACATGTACGGATATCTATGGAAATGAAATCGCCGGTCTCATGACGAGCGAAAATACTTCTTATACAGGTGGAAAAACCTATTCAAATTGCGGGAGTTACAATGATCGTATCGAATACAAAGATTGGATAGCGTCTCTTTCGAATAACTTATTAGGCGCTTCTACGGAAATCATCACCTATGATACGGACAATTGCACCATTACAAAGCCATGGAAACTATCTGGAACCAATACATCCTGCTATCTTAGTGTAGAAAAGGCGCAGGATGCTTTTCTACAAACAAACGAGGCAAGGAATGAACTCCTTGTCGGAAGTGTCATCTTGTTAGAGGCATCTTTTCTGGAAGACTACTTCAGTTCTAATCCTGAAAGTATTTTTAACTTAAACCATCCGAATGAAAATATTCAGGTTCAGCGTCTACGATTCAAAGGTAATATATCAGACAAAAACAACTACGAAACAAATCAAGACATTGATATGTTGAAAAAGTTACCCAAGGTATGGGTCAATAAAACCATCTATTACAAGGGCAAGATTACTCAAATTACCAAAGAAGGGTATGATTTGATTATCCCGGATGAATACGGGATTAAGGTAGCCGGGATAAAGAAAGAGAACCTCTTTATGCCGAATGTAAGTTATTTAAACATACTGAATGAAACTTTGACCGACGCAACGGTCAATAGTCTTCCTCGCCCAATGTGTTCCGGGTCGTTTTCCAAGTGCTCTCAGAACCCAAAGATTTTGTATGACCCTTCAGATACCATGAAAAAGAACATGATACATCTTTATGCAAAGTCGGCGCCTTATCTGTTAACGTCTACGGAACTGACGGACAATTGTCCATCCGGCGTATCTTCTTCAGGATTTTCTGTATTTTAAACATTGGGTTCATCGGCCTTTTCTTTTTCTTTTTCAAACTTCTTTTTCGTTCCACCTTCATAAGGGTTAGCATAACCGTTCTGAATGAGCCACTCATGAACCCGAACCTGGGTTTCGGGGATAGTAATCTCGACAAGGAGTCGTCCATATTTGTCAAAAGCACCACAATCCAGCTTGACCGTTTTATTCAAAATGAGTTCTGTCAATTTGTCTCGGACCTCGTAACCCTTTTTCTTTTCCTCAAGGTTTTTCGTGCGAAGCTCGGGTGTATCTACATGGGAAATCCGACAATTCCATTTGAATGCCTTTCCCATGTAATCAAAGACCACGTGGATTGTGTCACCATCATATACTTTAACCACAACGGCCGAAGTGCTGTAACCATCAAGTGAAAAGAAAGGAGTGTCGATGCTCATTGTATACTAATGATGGTCTTCTTTATATTGTTAATCTAAAACAACCTTGTCCTCTTGCACCGTGCCAAGTCTCACGAGTGCCTTTGATGTTTTATACACATTGTAATCATACACAACCACGGGTGTTTTACTTTGGTCCAGCGCATACATCTTATTTCCATATTTCTTGGCATACAGCTTGATTTTGACCTTTGTCTCGGCTGGAGCATTTGTCTCGCGGACGGCAGTGTCCTTGTAATCTGGGTCGTTGACAAGATGAACGTCACGACTTTTGATGTTTTTGCTGGTAGGCATCGGATAACGATAACATTTGTCCTTGTTGGTATGATTGAGAGCACAGTCTATGGAGACCTCTTTCAACGCATCTAAAAATTTAGTCGACAGTCTGGTCTTTCTCTCCATAATCTCATAAAGAGATTCATCAGTGGTCAATGAATTGTCTGCGGTCTTGATGTCATAAAACTGGTCTAAATTTACCTCTCCGCCTATCACTGTCAAATAAAGGAACACCTGGACGGTTTGTAAATGCTTGGGTAAGTCAGAATGACTACAAATGCGTCTGGCGCGTCCAATCACCTGGTTGATACGCACGTGATGCCAATAAGGTTCCATGATGTGAACAAAACGAGTATTCTTTAGGTCAATGCCCTCTGCGCCCGAGGAGGTAATCATGAGCACCTTTATAATTTCACCATGAAGATTGGTCTTTTGAGGGAAGAGCTCGGAGAGTTGGGTTTGCAAGTGGTGAGGGATTTTCTTGAATTCGTTGTTGTAAATGTTACGGATGATTTCCTTTTGTTCAGCCGTTTCTGTGCCCGTATACAGAGAGAAATAATGGTTTTCAACATATTCGGAAGGACTATACATGCTGATAATGTCGAGACTGTAGTTCCCTTTGTCTCGTTTAATTCTTAGCTCTTTGAATCCATGATACAACATGGCCAGTCGAAAGAGTCCAATCCCTTCCAGTGTGCGAAAGGTGGAATAGAGGAGATGACATCCATGGTTTTTCTTGTCCATGAGATTGGCTAAAATTCTCTTGAACTTGGAACTATAGACCGAGAGAACGTCGGGTAAATCAGTGGTTGTGCTGACATATTTGGGAAGATTCGACTCAAAACATTCCGACGCATGGTCTTTTAAATAAGCAAGCGTTTTATCCATGCGTTCTTTGTAGTCGTCCAGTATCTTCATTTTTCCATTTTGTTTTCTCTCTAGGACATCCGTCTCGTCGTATAGACCATCCACATTGTCCAATATATCGACGTCCGATGCAGCATCGCCAAACTCTTCAGTCACCTCCTTTAGAACAACGCCTTCCAGTGGATGTTCGGCGTCTCTGGGAGCTTCTTTTACTCCAGGCAAAGGACGCGGGAGGCCTTCGGGAAAAACAAAATTACAGGCAGACCGAGAGAAGAACCGATAAGAGGAGGCGGTGCCAACGTCAGGCTCGTCTGCGTCCACGTTTCCCTTTTTCTTTGCCTTGAGGTCTTGTTCTCGCTCGTCTCTTCGCACGTTGGCATAGTATTTTAACTGATGCATACTCATTTTACACTCTTGGATATGGATGGGTTCTCCATCCGCCGTCTCCACCATGTCCGGCATGAGTTCACGCTTGTCTCCTAAATAAGAGACCATCCCCACAATTCGAGATTGAAAGAACTGTTTGGATTTCATCTCATTGGTGGCGGAGACAAAATAACTATTAAATTCTTCCTCAACGTCTGGAAACCTCTTGAACTTGACCAGGGTGGTCTTTTTGACTTTAAAATCGGTCTGTTTCTTCAATAGGGTTTCAATCCGGTCCTTAAAATCTTGAAAATAGGCTTGCCCCGGTTCTTCATAGACGAGTTTGCCTTGGTCATCCTTGATAAACCCATAAGGATTTTTCAGCAGTCGGAGCTGCTTGGTGCTCTCCTTGTATTCTAAAAGGTCAATACCGTTTTCTTTCTTGAGTAGATTCTCAAAATAGGCTTTGTTGAGGGGGACCTTCGGGTCCAGCGTAAAATCGACTGCCTTTGTATATCCTCCAATCAAATTAAACAACACACCTAGCTCCGAAGGATAATTGATAAAAGGTGTTCCGGTCAACGTGACCACGCGCACATTCTCTGCATCCATGATATAGTGATACAGTTCCTTGGACAAGGAAGCCTTTTTATTGGAAAGCTTGTTCTTGATACGACTGACAAAGTTGTGTGCTTCGTCAATCACAATCGTGCTATTGTCAAACGGATTGTGTTTGTCACTTGGCTTGTAAACACGTTTCCATTTCTCTTGTGTGAGACCGTTGTAGTTAATAAAGTGATACTTGAGGTCAATCATCAGGTCAATCTGTTGATTGATTTGGTCCTTTTCGGTCAAGGAAAGGCTCTCGTAATTAGACGCACCCTTTTCTTGGACCATCCAAACTCCCTTTACCTTATTTAGATAGGTTGTAAACGGATGACCTACCACATCCTCAGGGTCAATCTGAAACAAGGTATAAATAGAGGAACGCTTCGTCGCCTCGACCGGCTCAAACTTCCATGCGTGTTTGAGTCGAAACAATTGATTGCCGCAGTATTTCATTTGGGTTCGATAATTGGCCTGTAAGGACGCAGGCGTCATGATGAATATCTTTTTGTTTTGAACCATCCCCTCTAACAGTGAAATAGAGGTGCATGTCTTACCTGAACCCAGACCATGATAAATGAGTAATCCTCTGTAAGGTGTATAAGTATTTAAATAATGATTGACGATTTCTTGATGTAACATTTTCTCAAAAGGTTTGTTTTTGTTTTTGCTTGCACAAGAGGCTGCTTCTTCCGACATATGTATGCCTCCAATCTCTTCCTGAATATCTTTGAAGAAACCGTAACGATTGTTGAAATAATGGGGTTTGATTTCTAGATGCGGAACATCCAAATAATGTTTGTATTTTTTTACGAGTTCATCGTCCGTGTCAAAGACAATGGGTTCCATTCGTTTGGTCTTTCTCGGTTCACGTTTCTTTCCGGTCTCTCTGATAGACGGTTCATAGGCTGCCTTTTCCAATACAATCTGTCTTCCCGTCTTGACAGGAACACCAATGCGAATGGGCGTGGGTCGTTTAAATTTTTGATAGAGAGCCTTTTTGTCTCTCTCAATTCGTATCTTTAATTTTGGATATTGAAAGGGGACGTTTTCTACAGGCTTCACTTTAAAATAGTTTGAAGGGGGCATACATTAAAAGAAGAAATTAAACGGTCCGTGTTTAACATCAATACGGTTACTTGTCTTTTCGCAGATTCTCGTATTTTTCGATTTTGGTAAGTGCATCTAAACACGCCAGCTGCTCGGCCTTTTTCTTGATTTTATGTGTCCCAGAGCCAAGGAATACAAAGGGATGTGTATCTACATGTATCTGGTCAAACGTCTTGACCTCTTCGAACGGTCTTGCGTCTGAATGATTCAACACATGGATATTGTCAGTCAAACATAAAAAGACTCCCATATGGTATCGCATGTCCTCGTCTTGGGTTAGAATGATATAGTGAGGAGTCCGCTTAAACTCCTTCTGTATCTTTACCTGTAAAATGTTTTTAAAATTGTCATCTGTTTCGAGTATTTCATTCCAATCCACAAAATGTTCATAAATGTATTCTATGAACAACTGACAATATTGAAATCCAATACCCACATTAAAAACATGGACAAATTTGACATCTTCGACTTGGTTCAAGTTTGCGTCTAAAAACAACGCACCTAAAAACGCCTCGAAAAGACAACCCAATTTCTTATAATTGACGCGCGTCTTCTTTTCCTCTGCGTTTCGAGAAATAATGAACCATTGCTGTAGTCCTAGCTTGTAGGCGAGCTTTCCGATGTGCTCGTTCTTGACGAGACAAATTTTCTTCTCTGTCATGAACCCTTCATCCGCATCAGGGAAACGCTTGTATAAATACATTTTGGTAATGGCCTCTAAAATACCATCCCCCAAGAATTCAAGCCTTTCGTTCGAATGTTGTTTCAACTCCATGCAGTTGGACACTTTCTGAAAATGAACATTGTCCGTTTTGAGGTAGGACCTATGGACGAAAGAACGCTTGAATAAATTCAAGTTGTTCACCTTATAATTTATATGAAAAGATTGAAACAAGGTGTCCAATTCCAGTAAAGTAATTTCTTTATTCTTAGGGTTATAAGGGTTTGTTCTGTCCTCCATCTCTACATCCTCGCTGTAATTCTTTAAACGTTTTTAGTTTCGTTAAAATATTGTATTTTTATAATGACCACATTAATTGTGAAAGATATTTCTGGTCTAGACCAGAAATTATTAGGGTTCGAAGAAATAAAAAATATGATAGTAAGAAAGTCCTTGAATTTTAATTATGGTCAAATCAATGAAAAGTTAACCGTTGGCTATTCCTCATCAATTAACCTCGAAGTCAACGGGATTTATGACCTGGATGTATCAGGACGTTCCTTTTTCAGCGACATTGATTGTAGAGGTAATGCAAATGTATCTTATCATCTATATGCCAGAAACGTTTCGATTGAAGAGGACCTGAATGTTTCTCGAGATGTGCGTATCCAGCGCAGTCTTCTTACACTGGACAATGCGTCGTTTGAAAAGAATGTCTATATTACCCATTTAGACGTATCGAATGTCTCCGTAAAACAAGACATTCTTGTCTCTAGAAATACTTATTTGGGAGGAATTCTCAACGTGGCCGCGAATGCCTCTTTTGCCTCTAACGTCCAGGCCAAGAACGTCTCCATGATCGAAGACCTGGCCGTCTTAAGAAACAGTTACCTTGGAGGGATACTTAACGTATCCTCAAACGCATCCTTTGCCCGAGAACTGAAAGCGCGGAACGTGTCCATCGTGGAAGACCTGATGGTCTCCAGAAACAGTTACCTTGCCGGCGTACTGAACGTTTCATCAAATGCGTCTTTTGCCCGAGAACTAAAAGCTCGGAACGTGTCCATCGTGGAAGACCTGATGGTCTCCAGAAACAGTTATCTTGCGGGAATACTGAACGTGTCCGAGAACGCATCCTTTGCCTCGGATATTGAAGCTCGGAACGTGTCCATCGTGGAAGACCTGATGGTCTCCAGAAACAGTTATCTTACGGGAATACTGAACGTGTCCGAGAACTCGTCTTTTGCTTCGGACCTGGAAGCTCGGAACGTCTCGATTGTAGAAGACCTCATGGTGTCGAGAGATACCTATCTTTCGGGTATCCTGAACGTGTCTGAGAATGCGTCTTTTGCATCAGATGTTCAGGCTCGGAACGTGGCCATCGTAGAAGACCTGTCCGTATTAAGAAATAGTTTCCTTTCAGGAAGATTGGACGTGCAAGAGAACGCGTCCTTTGCGTCGGATATTGAAGCGCGGAACGTGTCCATCGTGGAAGACCTGATGGTGTCAAGAAACACTTATATCGCAGGGATAATCAACGTTTCCCAGAATGCGTCTTTTGCTTCGGACGTTGAAGCTCGGAACGTGTCCATTCTAGAAGACCTTGATGTAGCAAGAAATACGCGTATATCCGGCTTGTTGAATGTAAAAGAGAATGCTTCTTTTGCGTCCACGTTACAGGCCAAGAATGTGTCCATCGTGGAAGATTTATCGGTTTCGAGAGATACTCGTATCGCGGGGTCCTTGACGACACAAGCCAATGCCTCGTTCGCGTCCACATTACAGGCCAGGAACGCGTCGATTGTGGAAGACCTGTCAGTCGCAAGAAACACGCGTCTAGCTGGAACCTTGTCCACTCAATTCAATGCGTCTTTCGCAACGACCTTACAGGCTCAGAACGTGTCCATCGTGGAAGACCTGTCCGTCACAAGAAATACTCGTCTATCCGGAACCTTGACCGCGCAATTGAATGCTTCATTTGCGTCTACGTTACAAGCCAGGAACGTCTCCATTGTAGAAGACCTAGAGGTTTCGAGGGACACGCGTATTGAGGGTTTATTGAATGTAAAAGCCAACGCTTCATTTGCTTCCACGTTACAGGCTCAGAACGTCTCCATTCTAGAAGACCTTTTGATTTCAAGAGATACGCGTATCGCGGGGTCTTTGACCACTCAATTGAATGCTTCTTTTGGGACCACGTTACAGGCTCAGAATGTGTCCATCGTGGAAGACTTAGAGGTTTCAAGAGATACTCGTATCGCGGGGTCCTTGACGACACAAGCCAATGCCTCGTTCGCGTCCACATTACAGGCCAGGAACGCGTCGATTGTGGAAGACCTGTCCGTATCAAGAAACACGCGTCTATCTGGAACCTTGACCGCGCAATTGAATGCTTCTTTTGCGTCCACGCTACAAGCGAGGAACGTGTCTATCGTGGAAGACCTGAATGTTTCCAGGAACACGCGTCTTACCGGAACCTTGACGGTGCAAGCGAACGCTTCATTTGCGTCCACGTTACAAGCTCGGAACGTGTCCATCCTAGAAGACCTACAGGTGTCAAGGAACACGCGTATCACCGGTTTCTTGACCACTCAATCCAATGCTTCTTTCGCCACTACAGTAGAAGCCCAGAATGTGTCTATCCTGGAAGACCTAGAGGTTTCAAGAGATACTCGTATCGCGGGTTCCTTGACTACCCAATTGAATGCTTCTTTTGGAACCACGTTACAAGCTGGCAACGTGTCCATCGTGGAAGACTTAGACGTTTTGAGAGACACGCGTATCGCCGGAACCTTGACGACCCAAGCCAATGCCTCTTTCGCAACCACGTTACAAGCTCGGAACGTTTCCATCGTGGAAGACCTTTTGGTTTCAGGGAACACGCGTCTCACCGGAACCTTGACGACTCAGGCCAACGCTTCTTTTGCCACCACACTACAAGCTCGGAACGCGTCGATTGTGGAAGACTTACATGTGTCGAGAAACACTCGTCTCACCGGTTCCTTGACGACCCAAGCCAACGCTTCTTTCGCGACCACGTTACAAGCCAGGAACGTGTCCATCGTGGAAGACCTACTGGTTTCAAGAGACGGTCATATTATTGGAACTTTGACAACAGGAACCTTGTTGACCCAATCCAACGCTTCTTTCGCGACCACATTACAAGCTCGGAACGCGTCCATCGTGGAAGACCTACTGGTTTCAAGAGATACTCGTTTAGCAGGCACCTTGACCGCACAATTGAACGCCTCTTTTGCTACCACGTTACAGGCTCGGAACGCGTCGATTGTGGAAGACTTACAGGTTTCTAGGAACACGCGTATCGATGGTTTATTGAATGTAAAAGAGAACGCCTCTTTCGCCACCACTCTACAAGCTCGGAATCTATCGATTGTGGAAGACCTGGAAGTTTCGAGGAACACTCATCTAACCGGAACCTTGAACATAGATTCAAACGCCTCTTTCGCAACAACGCTACAGGCTCAGAACGCATCCATCGTGGAAGACTTACAGGTTTCGAGGAACACGCGTATCGCCGGCACCTTGGTGGTTCAAGCCAATGCTTCTTTCACCACTACACTGGAGGCCCGAAACGCGTCCATTTATTATTTGAATGTCTCTGGAAACACAGACATGATGGGCAGGGTCACAATGAAAGAGAATGTCTCTATGGCCGACACTTTGGATGCGCGAAACGTCTCCATAGTTCAAGACTTAAATGTAAATCGAAACACTTTTATCAAAGGGGATATAGTCGTAGACCTCAACGCCTCTTTCAGTTCAACGTTGAAAGCTCGCAATGTATCGATTATAGAAGACCTTATTGTGTATCGAGCCACCGAGCTGGTAGGAAATCTGATGGCAACAAGCGCGACCTTTAATCAGGAAGTTACCTTAAACAATCGTTTAAATGTTTACAACGTTTCTGTAACCCAAGACCTTCACGTGACAGGATTAACCACACTGCAAGGCAATGTATCGATAGAAAACAATGCCACGATAAACACGTTGTATGTGACAGGAGAATCAAGACATAACACCCTTATATGTAATACAAGTGCTGTGATTCAAGGTCCACTGGATGTGACTCAATTGACGACATTGGGAGAGATGAGCTCAACCAACGCGTCTTTCAATACGATACTCGTCAAACAAAACGCGTCATTTAACAACAACGTCTATGTCCAGAACAATGTGTCAGTGGACGGAGCCCTTTTGGTGCAAGGTTCCATCACAGGGAATGGCACCGGCAAGTTTACCACACTGATTTATGACACGTTACAGTCTACGAATACAAATACCATCAATCAAGTGGTCAATCAATTGACTGTAGAAAATTTCTATTCACCGCCCAATTCGGACCCGCCAATCAACGTGCTGGGTAGTTTAGAGATTGCTGTGCCGACCATCCTTAAAAAAGACCCTCTCAACGCACGGATAAATGGCATCACCTTTACAGACAATACTGTGCTTGAGATGAGCACAGGGACAAGTATCGTCATGAAGCCGAGCTCAACTCTTAACCTGGAGAGTGGAGCAAATGCCACCTTTGACGACGGTTCCATTGTATTCTTTAATTGTTCTACCACCACATTTAGGAACATCACCTTGAATGGACGTATCATTACCACCTCGGACCGAAAATTAAAAAAGAATATACAACCTCTTATGGATACCTTGGAGCAGGTTAAACATATTCATGGACATAGATATCAGCGTATTGACGAAGATACGGATCGCGTTCAGATTGGATTGATCGCTCAAGAGGTGGAACAAACCTATCCGGAACTTGTCTCGGAAGAAGGAGGTACAAAGAGAGTGGACTATATTTCTTTTATTGCCGTATTGCTCGGATGTATTCAGGAATTGGAAACCCGAGTTATCTTTTTAGAAAATAAAATATAGGAGTAAAGTATAATGCCTCGCCGTATTCAAATTGCTCTTATTACCAATCAGTCCACTTGCGGTGGAGACAAGAAAGCAGGTCTCGTTTGCATGATTGGAATGCGTAATCGTTCCCATGTTCAGCGAAAAACTGCGCCAAATTTCACGTTGGGATGCACCCGCGGCATTCCAGTCTCTTGCTGCAACATAAGACCCAAACCCATTTAAACATTACGAATAAATGTATACAATGGCTACGCTCTACTTGGATTATCGCGAGTCTCGTCTGTTGGAAGAATGCGTCAAGATAAAGGAACAGCATCCCTCGATTGTAGTCGAAACCAAAAACTTGGAAGTCGGAGACATGACCTTTTCAAATTATCTAGTCGAAAGGAAAACATGGAGTGATTTAGAAGCCAGTATCAAAGACGGGCGTTACCATGAACAATCTTTTCGACTAGAAACTGCTCAAACCAATGGGTTCAAGGTGTATTATATGTTAGAAGGTTCACTTCTAACCTATAGTGGTTCATTGTCGAGAGACGCATTGCTCAGTGCCATGATTAACATGACCAAGAAAGGATTCTTTGTCCTACAGCCGGCAAATGTAGAGGAAACGGCGCGGTATATCATGCGAATGGTCGATTTAAGCCAGAAAGAGACGGTTGTCATGACCTATGAAGAGTCAAGCGTCATTAAGAAAAAGAACAGCCATCTCAACCGAGACAACATTAGTCTATACATGCTTGCACAAATTCCCTATGTCAGTGTGTCGATTGCGACCGTGTTGATGGAAAAATACGGTCACGTAAAAGGAATGTTATTGGCCATGGAGAAAAACCCTAGGGAGATGGAAGAGTTTACCTATCCAAACAAAGACCCTACCAAGGTCAAACCCAAACGACTGAACAAGAATGTCATTCAGAACCTAAATCTCTTTTTATCGTAAGGAGAGAGTCATGGCTCCGGGATTTCCCTGTGTTTGGTTTTCTTTGTCAAAGGATGGATACTGGTTCGCATTATAGGGAGGATTTTGTTTCAATGTATCGCTATCACAAGGCATTTGCTTATTCTCATGTGGCACTCCGCCTTCTACAGGGTCAATAAAGTTATGACGTATTTCATACATTTCTTCTCCCTGTGCGTTGTAGACCTTTTCTAGATGAAGGATAGGACACTTTAAGGAAATAGCTCGTTGCCATTCGATAAATTGCTTATAGTCTTCCAGGCCTTTCATTTGAATCGGATTTACACCAGGCACTCGCGCTTTTTGGGGGTCGTATAAAAAGATGTATTCACCGTCTTTCACCAGGGTGGTTGGACAATGACCTCCGACAAACGGCTCCGTGATTTCTTTTTGACTACGTTGAACTAGGAACAATATACCCCATAAAAAAAGTATAAATACAACAAACAATACACGTTTATTCATTTTTATATAGGTATATATTATTATGGGTGTAGAAAGGATAGAACCAAGCAACTATGCCCAGGGATTACAACGTATCCGAAAGATGACGTGCGTTGTATTGGTCTTTCACCCTCAATGCGGACACTGTATTGAGATGTTTCCAAAATGGGAAATCACCAAGCGGATGGCTAACCCAAGAGTGAAAATTGTCGAGGTCAATGGTTCAGCCATGCACAGCCATCCTGGGTTGTCGGGTAGCCAGATAGGTAAAAATACCGATGGGTTTCCATCTTTGATAAGATTCGAAAAGGGACGTATGATTGAAAAGTATAACGACGAACGTTCACCCGAAAAAATGACAGACTTTGTCAATCGTGCGGTAGAACCGTTGAATCGAAACAAACGGGTTGCCACCAAGGCACGACCACGCCGAAAAAAGGCAAGAGGTAAGACGAAAAAATTGAGAAGAAAGAATTAAGTCGGTTGAAACGAAAAGATGACTTCTCAACCAGTCGTTCAATACAAACTCTGCTGCTTTGACGTGAAAGATAACGATGGGTTCACGATTGACCTCTTTGGTATCGACGAACAACGTGTGACTTATGTGACACGCATCACTGATTTCTGTCCTTTCTTGTATATTCGTGTCGGTGACGATTGGACCACACATCAATGCGACGCATTCATGGCTCACTTCAGAAAGCATGAAAATGTAAGTGTTCGAATGAGCATCAAGTCCATGGTGAATTACAAGATTGTCTCACGCAAGGCGTTGTATGGGTTTGACGGAGGAAAGTATCATACCTTTATTTACATCACCTGTAAAGATATGAAACTGATTTATGCTATCAAACAACTGTATTACAATAAGGAAACGGCCAAGGTCTTCCCGTATGTCTACGAGGGCATGCCGACGACGCTATATGAATGTATGGTTCCTCCTTTGTTGCGTTTCTTTCATATCCAAGAGATTAGTCCTTCTGGATGGATACAGATTCACGATTACGAGAAAGTGAAACATAAGGCGACGCATTGTAAGGTAGAAATATCATGTTCTTCTCAATCGGTTCGACCCATTGACAAGGATACATTTGTTCCCTATAAGATATGTAGTTTTGATATTGAAGCCAGCAGTAGTCACGGTGACTTTCCAGAGGCCATCAAAGATTACAAGAAGGTCGCTTACGATATGGTGTATCATTTGGAAAAGGTGACCAAAGAGGATTATCCAACTCTTCTCAAGGAGCTCATTCTGAATGTATTTGACAAGAAACAGACCTTGACAATTGACCGTTGTTATCCGAAGAAGCCGCCGACCGAAGACAAACTACTCTTGTGTATCAAAGGCCTGATGGCATACAAGATTGTGAAAAAGGAAGAGGCCGAGAACAAGATACAAAAATACTTTCAGGTGGAGGAACCCGAACATGACGGAGATGGTGACGGTGACGAAGATGGGTATTCGAAGAAGGTTCAATACAAGACGATTGAAGCCCAATCGGACTTGGTCGATTTCTTGAGCAATCCATCGATTGACACGCCGGTGAAAATCGTGTATCTCATGGATGTCTTGTGTCAGCTATTTCCTGCGCTGGAAGGCGACCAAGTGACGTTTATTGGGTCCACGTTCATGTCCTATGGGTCAGAACAATGTTCGCTTCAACATTGTATCTGCGTTCAAGACACGGATACCCTTTTGGAACAGCATACGCTGGAATGCTACAAAACCGAAAAGGATGCGTTGGTTGCGTGGAGTGAGCTGATTCGGCGAGAAGACCCTGACATTATCATTGGCTATAACATCTTTGGGTTCGATTTCAAGTTTATGCATGAACGGTCGCAAGAGCTAGATTGTGTAGAAGCCTTTATGAACTTGGGGCGTGCCAAAGAATATTCTTGCGAGGTAGAAGAGACGAAGATTGTGCTGGCGTCTGGTCCATATGACCTCACTCGTATACCCATGACGGGACGTTTGTTGATTGATATGTATACCTACATGCGAAAAGAGTTCAACCTATCGTCGTATAAGCTAGACTCGGTCGCAGGATATCTCTTGAGTGACACAGTGAAGCGTTACGAAAATGATGCGGACACCTCTCGTATTTGGAGCAAGAATTTGAAAGGTATTGAGGTAGGATGCTTTATCCATTTTGAAATCATCAACCATTCATGTGACCTCTATGAGGAAGGACGCAAGTTTCAAGTTATCGAGTGCTTCAAGGATGGGTTTCGGATTCAAGGGACACTGAAGGGAACCGAGACGCTTACTTGGGGGCTTGCCAAGGACGACGTTTCCCCTCAGGAGATTTTCAAATGGACCCATCAGGGGCCTTCGAAACGCGGACTGATTGCCAAATACTGTATTCAGGATTGTAATCTCGTGCATCAAATCTTTCAAAAGGTGGACATCTTGACGACATTCGTAGAGATGAGTAAGCTCTGTAGTGTGCCGATTGACTTCTTGGTGATGCGCGGCCAAGGTATTAAAGGAACCAGTTACGTGGCAAAGAAATGCCGAGAAAACGATGTCTTGATGCCCTTTATCTCCAAAGGGAATCCGTTTGAGCTTTACGAGGGAGCGATTGTCCTTGAGCCGAAATGTAACTTGTATCTGGAAGACCCAGTGGCTTGTCTCGATTACGGGTCTCTGTATCCCTCCTCCATTATCAGCGAGAATCTTTCACATGATAGCAAGGTATGGACCAAGGAATACGACACGGCCGGGGCTATCAAGACAGACAAGTTTGGAAAGGAGCTCATTACGGGTATACGTGACAAAGAAGGTCAATTTATCTATGACAACTTGGAAGAATACGACTATGTCGATGTCACCTACGATACCTTTGAATATAAAAAGACGGGGTCGAGTGCTTCGGTCAAGGTTCTCACGGGTTTCAAGGTATGCCGTTTTGCACAATATCCTGATGGAAAGAAAGCGATTTTACCTTCTATTTTACAAGAGCTCTTGGCGGCACGTAAAAGCACCAAGAAACAAATGGAGAAGGAGACCGACCCGTTCCAAAAGAATATCTTGGACAAGCGACAGCTCAGTATCAAGGTCACCGCAAACAGTTTATATGGACAATGTGGTGCCAAGACCAGCACCTTTTACGAGATGGACGTGGCGGCCTCCACGACTGCCATCGGTCGTAAACTGTTGAAATATGGCAAGGAAGTTGTGGAAACGGTATACAAGGATACTTGGGTAGATACCAAATATGGAAAGATGCATACCGCAGCAGAATACATTTATGGGGATACGGACTCGGTCTTCTTCACCTTTCATCTCTCCCAAGACGGCAAGAAGGTAGAACCTCAACGCGCGCTAGAGGTGACGATTGAACTTGCCCAGGAGGCCGGCGCCTTGGCGACACGGTTCTTGAAGAAACCCCATGACTTGGAATACGAGAAAACATTCCTACCGTTTTGTCTCTTGTCGAAGAAACGATATGTAGGGATGCTTTATGAATATGACCCGACCTATTGTAAGCGCAAGTCGATGGGTATTGTCTTGAAACGACGCGACAACGCTCCGATTGTCAAAGATGTTTACGGAGGCATTATTGACATTCTCATGACCGAAAAAGATGTTCAAAAGTCGATGGATTTCTTAAACACGATGTTGCTTCAAATCGTCCAGAAGAAGGTTCCGATTGAGAAACTCATGATAAGCAAGTCACTGCGGTCCTTTTACAAGAATCCAAAACAGATTGCTCATCATGTGTTGGCCGAGCGCATCGGTATTCGAGACCCTGGAAACAAGCCGGCTCCAGGTGACCGTATCAATTACGTTTACATTGTCAATCCAAAAGCAAAACTCCAAGGAGACCGTATCGAAACGCCTGCGTTTATCGAACAGAACAAGTTGAAGATTGATTATGGTATCTATATTACAAACCAAATCATGAAACCCGTCTTGCAACTCTTTACGCTGGTCTTGTATGACATGCCAAAGTTTCGACGCAGAAAGGCGAGCTTCCTGTTGGAGCTACAGACCTTGAAACAGAACTTGGAATTTGAAAAATACGAAAAGAAGGAACAGGTGCTCAAACAAAAAGAAGCAGAGAAGATTTTGTTTGAAAACATCCTTCGTGACAATCAGAACGACAAGACAGGGAATCAGGCCATGACCAGTTTCTTTAAAAGGGCAAACTAGGCATAAGTATTTTAACGGTTGTAATACCAGTTCATTGAAAGGTAATTTTGTATGTTATCTGACATGGAGGTGTCGATAGAGGTTCGATTCGGCCCTTTGCTGTAAAGACTTTGAATGTCATCGTAATGAATGGCACTGTCGTAGTAACGAAGCGAAGAAATGAATCCATTGAACCCGCCATCTGAATCGCCAATCAAGGTATCGTAATAATTTTGTCTCGGTAAATTATTTAATTTTTTTCTCTGGGTTAAAATACCATTGAGATAGATATCTACCGTGGTATTCTCTACGCGAATGGTAACACACATCCATTTTTTGAGAGGAATATTTTTGATGTGTATGGTTTCTAAAAAGTCGTTGCCTTTCGAACCAGAGTCAAACGTATTGACGACAAGCACTAACCCGGCATGTAAATTTTTATCGCCATACAATGAATTATCTGCGGCATTTTTGGTAATAAATAAACCCGGGGAAGCATTCAATAGTTCATTCACGACTCCCGAGTTAATCTTTGGAACTGCAACACCTGTTATACCGGGTTCTTGGCTTCCCTTAGAGAATACGCGCTGATAGAGGTTATTGTCAATCTTGTTTAGGTCCTCAATATAGACCCATACATTCCAGGTATATTCTAGACCGTATTCCTGATTGATAGACCGATAGATGGGCACACTCTTATCTACATTTGGATTGGTAGAGACAACCTTTAATTTATTGGCACTGACCATTCCATCTATCAAAATGGGGCTTTTGCTATTCATCCAGTATTGTTGGATAAGCGAAACACCTACATTAAAAGCGGCCATAAAAAGCAAGAACAGAGCCATGATAAAGACAAATCGACTAATCGTCGTATTCGAATTTACAAACTCAGCGCCCTTTGCCATATAGTCGGTCGACGCGGCACCTTGTATTTGTTCCTTTGCGTTTTCGGCTCGTTTTTGAACCACTTCTTTAAAATTGGCCGCCTTTTCTTTGACTGCTTCTTTCAAGGAGCTCGCCATGTTTGATGTTTTTTCTACAACCTTCTTGAAATTCCCGCTAATGGTAGAAGGACCCCTGGATTGGTTCATTATAGAAAAGAGATATTAAAATAAAATAAATTTGGCAACTTCCTCCGAGTCTTGGTAGAACGTAAAGTTTGCCTTGTAACGGTTCAACAAATTTCCGAATAAATTGTCACTAAATCCGGCTTTGTAAATGTCCCACACCTCTTGCGGAGACAAAAACCGACCATAGTATCGAGCGTTTGAAATACTTCCAGAAAACCCCTTGTTTCCTTTGCACAGATAGAGTTTGTCGGCAGTCTTGGGAGTAAATAACGGGGATGGGTTCAACTGGGTATCGATGAGTTTTCCATTGATGTATGTGTCGGTCGAGTTTGCATCAAAACAAACCACCATGTTTACCCACTTTTGTATCGGGATATTCTGAATGGTAATGGTTTGGTTTTTCATTCGGGTTGAGCCGACCTGTCCGTCGTAAACGTCATAACGTATCAACAAGTTGTTTTCATTCTTGTCCAAAATGAGCTGGGTGGGTGTTGCTCCGGGTCGGTCGAGGGACAGAATGTTTTTCTCTGACCCAAAATCCGTATTCCAGTCATCGATATAGACCCATGTGCTTAGACTGAAGCTGGCCGTAGGAATAGGCAAATTCGAATAGACAAACTCTTCTTGTGCGTTTTTCGGAGAATCGAGGATTTGGTTGTAGGTTTTAAACATGGACAGGGAAGAGGCTAGCAATAGACCTAATACCAAGATAAAGATAACCAAAATAATTTTGGTCGCACCCGTCACTTGGTCCGTAAGGACGAAATAGATGGCAATAATAAAAATAATCACCAACAAGATGGAGGTAAAGGAGGTTATTTCCATTGTATATTAAAAGGATATATATTTTCATACAGGCGGTGTTTTATTGTGAAACTCCTGATATATCTTCTGTATTTTATCTGCAGTCAAAGGATACTCATAATATTTCATGTTACATATACCTCCAATGTTTTCATTACTATCTGACCCTACCAGAAGAAGCTCGTCTGAGTATATTTGGGTCAAGGCGTTGTAGGTTCCTACTAAATTATTGTTGATAAAGAGGTCTAATGTCCCATATTGATAATTGAAGACAATATGGTTCCATCTCTGATACAATATCTTATTTGTTTTATACAGTTGTCTCCGATGGGTGGTCTCGCCCTGATTTATTTCGACGGATAGTTCCTTTGTAGAGGGCGTGTAGTATAGCGAGGGTTTTGTGCCAAAACTCACAATCAATTGCTTGTCTGCGCAAAATTCCAGGGTATTAAAGTAGACCCAAAAGGAACATGAATAATGATACATGTTTCCGTCAATGACCGAAGGCTTTCCGAGTAATACATAGGGGATGGTCAACACGGTGTCTCCGCTTGCGCGAACGGTAGAGTAAAGTATTTGAAGGGCATCGACTACACCCAGCAATTGAGGATTGTTACGGATTTTATCTTGTATTTTTTTCTGGTATTCATTCTTCTTCTCTTCGAGTGTCTTCATTCGGCTATCTATTTCTGGGTTGATATCTTCACTCATGTCTTGAAAGATGAGTTGTTTATACCTTTCCAACGCATTATACCATCCATAGAGCGACTGACTGTCTTGGGTTTCCAACGTGGTAAATCCTTCCTTCGCGCCTTCCTTTTGTGCGTTTCTTTGCGTTTCTCTTTCCTTTTGCTTTTTCAAGTCATTCTGTTCTAAATAGACGACAATTTGTCTCGTCCATCTCTCGTAGAATGGTTTGCTATAGAATATTTTCTCATAGAGCTCGTTACGGTTCATGGATAACGAAGCCTCCTCCAAGGAGACGGGGCGTTCAATCAAGGTAATGCCGTCTTGTTTCGACCACTCCTTTTGTATTTCTGGGAAAATGAAAAAAAGGATGACATATAAAATCAAAACAACCAATAGAATAAAGGTGGTAGAGGGTGTATCGGCATAATCCTTTTTCATATAATCGACCAAGTCGCGAAGTAAACAGGGAATATACATGATGAAGTCAATCACAAGACGAAGGATGGGGCTGTTCAAGGGAGCCATGTCTCCTTGATAAAGAACCGCAAGCAATAATACGAAAAATCCCATGGTCAAGAGAAAGGAATATTCCAACATGGTCGTGGTGGTTTCAACAAATTGCCGATACACCAATATGAATGCCCATGTCAACAGGATAGCAAAGAAAACAAATTTACCGACCCTTAAGAAATGAGGCCAAAAAAAGGCGATAGACTCGGGAAGGCTTTCTGACGTATCCTCTTTAAAATGAGACTCGATAAAATAGAATATACCAAAAGAGATAAAAAAAAAGATAAATATCATATACAATTTGTATCGGTCCAAGATATGATAAGGGTTTACCATAAACACAAACACTCCGAATGAAATGAATACAAAGAGTAGAATCAGGAAGAGGGATTTCGAATTGGAAGAATACGTATTGGTGTTTCCATCCATTTGATATTATAGTATATTATAGATATTATAGTATAGTATTTCGAATATTAAATATTTTCCATAGCTGTCTTTTCTCCGTGACAATTGCGACACAATGCAGCAAGATTTTCGACTTCATTGGACCCGCCATGTTCTAGTCGTATCTCATGGTCCACCTCAAACCATGCTGTGAGAGATTGTTGACATTTTTTACATTTCCATCCTTGCTGAGAGGCCACATACTTCTTTTTTGTCTCACTCACGCTACGACTAGTCGAGTTTTTGCCCGAGGTCCGTATCCTTTCCGCGGGGTCCTTTTGTAAAAAAGGTTGTATCATGTCTTTGGTTTGTCGGTCTATCGGCATGACCTGAATGTATTGTCTAAACGCATTCATGAAGGACATGCTTTCGGTAGGGTTACGATGTATCATGAGATAAAACCCCAGTCCAAAGACGACTATACCTGCCATTTTATAGTATTTCTGATGTGTCTTGAGACTGTTCAGAATGAAATTATCGTGATAGGTATTGTAGAGGAATCCGCCTGTCAATAGGACAATGATGAATTTCACATTCATTGTAATGCATAGAGATAATAAATGACGAGACAAACGACCATGATAAAGTAAATATGATGATTTCTTTCACGTCTTTGTTGGTCTGTTCTGTAAAATGTATCATAATCCAGATAGGGCTTGTTTTTTTCACGATGATAGAGACGATAGATTAGATAGACGTATTCTTGTAACCCCTTTTCGCTATCGTAGTAACAATGAATCGGGTGTTTTAAAAAAAGAGGATATAAAATGTCCTGGTCTTCACCCGAGACAAAATAAGGGATACAAGAGAATAGTTCCTTTATTTTTTTTCGGTTTACCTTGTTGGGCTCATAATAGGATATACTTTTTTTGAGGTAAGAAAAAAGAACCTCATGGTCATTCATCCTTGTATAAAATATATAAATAAAACCCCTTTCTTTTACTAGATGTATCAAAAACCCAAATGTAATAATTGCGGAGGCAATGGCCACTTATTTTTTAACTGTAAACGACCGATTACAAGTCTCGGGATTGTCTGTTTTCGTGTCAATTTGAAAGATGAAATCGAATATTTGCTTATCCAGCGAAAGGATACGCTTGGGTATGTGGATTTTTTAAGAGGAAAATATTCGGAGAAAAACGTGTTTCAATTGAAGAATATTCTCATGGAAATGACCGAGAAGGAGAAGACCCTCATTCTCACGAAAGGTTATCCTGAATTGTGGGCGAAGCTATGGAACAAGAACGAAGAAGAATACGATACGTCGAACCGAGACAAATTTGACTTTATCAAGAAAACCAACCGAGACTTATTCGAGGTGGCCTCTCCCTGGACGGAACCGGAATGGGGCTTTCCAAAGGGTCGAAGAAATTTCAAAGAAAAGGACATTGAATGTGCACTTAGAGAATTTGAAGAAGAGACGGGTTATGACAAACACCATATCAAACTCATTGAAAACCTATCTGGGTTTGAAGAAATATTTACGGGGTCCAATATGAAATCTTATAAACATCGTTACTTTTTAGCAAAGATACCCTATTTTATCTCACTGGATGATAAAAATTATCAGAAGAGCGAGGTTGGGAATTTGAAATGGATGAATTATGAGGCAGCGTGTAAGCATATTCGAGAGTATAACACGGAGAAACTGGATATTATACGTTGTATACACACTTTGTTGGAAGAAAGTATTATTTTTTAATATGAAAACATTATAATGACAGGAACGGGGACTTATCCAAGTGTGGCAAATCCTGGTCTTCAAGGTAAGATTGCTTTAAAAAAGGAGTTTGCCTACAAGTATGAAGGAAAGATAGAAGAGATTGCCTCTAAAACCAAATCCATGTGTATGGCAGGGAGTTCTTTTGAGTTGGCGCCACATCAGGAATTTGTCAAACGTTTCATGTCCTACGATACCCCTTACAATAGCTTGCTCTTATATCATGGTCTAGGAAGTGGAAAGACGTGTTCTGCTAGCACCATGACAGAGACCCTTCGAACCTATTCAAAATACATGGCCAACTTTAAAAAAATCATAGTGGTGGCATCACCCAACGTGCAGGAAAACTTCAAGCTTCAATTGTTTGACCCGACTAAGTTGGAGAAGAAAAAAGGGTTATGGATATTGAATGGATGCGTCGGGAACTCGCTGCTCAATGACCTCAATGCCTATCAAATCCATTCTTTGCCGAGGGAAGAATTGGTCTCTATCATCAAGAAGATTATCCGAGACAATTATTCTTTTATTGGATACGTGAGTTTTGCTAATTTTATCGAAAAATGTCGCCAAAGCCGAGACTATAAAAAGTTGAAACATACGTTTGAGTCTCGGGTGATTGTGATTGACGAGATTCATAACATTCGTATCACAGACCAGCCCAGTGATAGTATTGGAAAACGAGTGGCAGGCATGCTCCTGGAGCTGGTGAAGAATGTCAAAGGAATGAAATTCATTTTTATGACAGGAACCCCCATGTACAACGACGCAAGGGAAATTGTATTTTTACTCAATCTGTTTCGCTTAAACGACAATCGTTCCATCTTGCGTGTCTCGGACGTCTTTACCAAAGAAGGTGAATTGAAACCAGACGGAGAGAAGCGATTGTTGGAGAGTGCGAATGGATATGTCTCGTATGTTCGAGGCGAAAACCCTTATAGCTTTCCTTATTTGATTACACCGAAAATGTATGCGGATAAGCACTCCTCTTTCTTATTGCCGAATCCAACGGTTCAGTTTAACGAAAAGGAGATTACCGTCCCCCTGAAATACATTGACCTGTATGGAATCTCTCTATCTGCCCAGCAAGAAGCGGCTTATCAATCGGTATTGGGGAAACTGAATGATTCCGTCGAAGACTTTGACTTATTGGACTCTCTCGGCTACAATGAATTGTTAAAACCGATACAAACCCTTATTATCAGTTATCCGGTCGACCAAGGTTATCTTACAGGTGAAGACGGTCTATCCCATGTGATGCAATACAAAACCACCAAAACCGATTTTGAATACAAAGAGACCCCGCTACGAGGCATGTTTGAATACGACAAATTGGGTGAATACAGTGCCAAAATGAAGGCTGTATTAGACCATATCATCGAGTCCGAGGGAACCGTATTGGTCTATTCCCAGTATATTACAGGCGGACTCATTCCATTTGCACTGGCCTTGGAAGAATACGGGTTTAAGCGGTATGGCGAAAAGAAAATGTCCCTGTTTAAAGACAAGAAACCCGATGTCAATGTGTTTAATCTTGGAAAAAATCCAGACTACAAAGGCCCCAACAAGACGGCCAAATATGCCATCATCTCGGGTGATAAATTACTTAGTCCGAATGTAAATGAAGAGATTAGTGTATTGACGCAGAACAACGTTCATGGAGAGCGGGTCAAGGTGGTTTTGATTTCTCAGGCGGGCACCGAAGGCATTGACTTGAAAAATCTGAGACAAGTTCATATCCTAGAACCGTGGTATAACTTAAATCGCATCGAACAAATCATTGGACGGGCCAGACGAAACTGTAGTCATAAAGAGTTACCCTTAGAGGATAGAAATGTTCAACTCTTTTTACATTGTGCTTATTTAAGTGACCCGAAAGTGGAATCCTTAGACCATCTTATTTATCGCATGGCCGAAAAGAAGTCGATTAAGATTGGTAAGGTGACTCGTTTGTTGAAGAGTGCGTCAGTGGACTGTATCTTACACCAAGAACAACAAAACTTTTCAAAGATAGACCAAATGGTTCCCATTACCCTGAGCAACGGGTTAACCATGGACTATGTCCCCAAAGATGAACCTTTTAGCAACTTCTGTGATTACATGGAAAACTGTAATTATACCTGTATCAATGAACTCAAGTCGGGGGAGGTGGAGGACACGTCCACCTTTTCGTATGCACACACCAAGCAATCCAAGGTTTCCGATAAAGTGAAACAACTCTATCAGCTCCGACATGTGTATACACTCAATGAAATCATTCATCGGTTACACAGCAATACCGTGACCAAACTGAATATCATACGCACGATTCAAGATATGATTGAACAGGAAACGATTGTGAGCGACAAATTTAACAAGACTGGCACCTTGGTGATGGTAGGTAAGCTCATTCTTTTTCAACCCGAGGAGTTGCAAGACCCTCATCTTCCCATGTATCAGCGCGAACATCCGATTCCAGTGAAGCCGTTATCCTTTACCTTGGATACAACGGATGTAAAGGAGCAGGAGGGCCATCCCATGGTGGATATTATGCGCACCAACTACAACAAGGCGACCTTGCCACCGAGTGAAGCCGTTGAGATGGATTGGTATAGTATGTATTACGATGCAACCCAATACATGAATAGACAATTTAAAGAGATTGGACAGGCAGAACTAGACCGGTATTTGGTGACACATTTATGCGAACAGTCTAATCTCAAAGAAGAGTTGGACTTACTGAATTATCTTTTTTCGAAGACCGACCATAGTGAGTTTGAACAAAAATTATTACAATATTATAAACCCTTGGTGCTTACTCATGAGGAGATGAGCTACATCCATCTCCTGGACCGCGATGGGATACATTCGAAAGGGGTGCTATACGTGTTAAGACCCGAGTTGGTAGGCGTCGAAAAAGAGGTATGGACTCGCGCAACCCATACAGAAAAGACCACCGTAGAAGCCTATCCACCTGAACCCGTGGTTGTCTCGGACCTCATCGGGTTCATGGGTTTCTTTAACGACAAACATTATCATTTCAAGACCAAGCAAAAGCAGGTCCGCATTACGACCGGAAAATATGTGCTGAACAACAAGAAGACGGATATTTTGACGCTCTTGAATGACCAGATTCTACGAAAGTTGAACTTTTACACCATTGAGAATACCAAATCCTTGAATGTATTCATTTTATCGATTGTAGCCGAGGTCTATCTCCGTTACTTGGACGAGACACGAAGCCCTCGAAGTTTCTTGTCCAAGATGGAATATTACCAACATATCGAAGGACCCTCTATCAAAAAGAAATAATTGTAGGTATAAATTACTTATCTAAAAAATTGAATATAGATGTATCTTGTCTATATCGTAAGATGGAGAAAGAAATCATGTTGGAAGAAACCATATGTATTCAATATTGGAAATGCATGACGGGAACGCACAACATCGAGAAGTATTTTGACAATTACGGGAAGGCTTACTTGGAGGGAAAATGTCGGAAGGAGGGGTATGTCTACAAGGACAGCGTTCGACTGAACCATTACAAGACGGGTCTATTGAAAGAAGATTACATCATTTATCACGTATTTTATGATGCAATTGTATGTTGCCCCGAACAAGATATGCATGTATCCTGTAAAATCCAGCAAATTACCAAGGTCGGGCTACGGGCTTTGCTGAAGCAGGATAACAACCCGTTGACTATCTTTGTCACACGGGAACACAATCAAGAAATCGATTTTGACTTATTCACGACACAGCAATGGATTAACGTATCCTTGATTGGTATACGGTTTGAACTGAATGACCCGTGTATTCATGCGATGGGCGAAATTCTTCAAAAAGATTAAGGTATACATTATAAATAGGTTTAAACATTGATTTCTTTTTTGATAAAATGGAACAGACCTATGACGTCTCCAAGATGCAACGCGTCATTCATACCTTTAATAAAGAGGAACAGATACAGATATTGAAGATTGTCTATGAAGTCGAACCCTCTAAGATTAGCGAGAACAGCAACGGCTCTTTTATTTACATGGACGATTTGTCTCCGGAAACCTTATCCAAAATGGACAGCTACATCGAATATGTCCTTTTAAAAGAGGTGGAAATTAAGGTCATGGAAGATGAACTGGATAAGCTAAAACATACCATTCATTGAATGATTTAAACACAATGACAGAGAACATAACATTGAATGAATTCAAAAGATATTTTACCCTTTTGTATGAAAGCATCCTTTGATGTCCAAATACGCCCACCCAAAAAAGCAAAGCGTCCTTCTTATCAGGACGCATTGTTTTATCACTTTTTCATGAGGTTACAAGAAAACAATCTCAAAGTATTAGGATTTCACACATTTCAGGAACTACAAGAAAAGACACGTATTGCCGAATCCATGGGAGGTCTGAAATTCAAGCGCAAGGAAGAAATCTTAAACAATCTAGTCTATGAACCGAAGATATCTTTTTTTACCTTGAATCAGTTATGTGATTATTACAAAGTGAGGCTTGTATTGATATTGGAGAAAACTTGTCTCGACTTTTTATATTCAGAAGAACCGACTTGGTTCATGAATGAAAAATACGAGACGATTCCAGAACAGGACACCTCCCAGCTCATGCATATCCATCTTGAAAAACCGCTTCATTCTATCCACCACTATAAACTGAACGAGTTGGTTGATATGTCGCTCTTGTTAGGTCTGAATGTGGAAAAAAAGAAGGCATCTTTGTATGAACATATAAAAGAGTATTTAAAAAGAATATATAAAATTGAATGATTTAATTAAATCCTTTTAATATATAGAATGACACAAAATCTTTCATCCGCGATGAAGGTATATCAAGATTTATTGGCGGAAAAATTCGACAAAAAGAGCTCTCGTCCGATGGAAGCCTATGACTTGCGAGACCCGCGCGTTCAGCTCGAAGGAGAGGTCCGCTTTGGAAAAAGAGACAAAGCCACCTTCGAACGCGTTTACTCGAGACTCTTGTCGTATGGGTTTGTGAAATCAAGCGAAAGTTATCAACTCAAAATCATTTGTTATACGAATGATAAGATACGTTGCGAACTCAAAGACATTGGGGTGATTCGAGACTTTTGCACCTCAAACGCACTTCCAGACCAAGCCGAGTTTATCTTGAAAGATAGAGTGAAAGAATATCCTGACTACTACAAGAATCTGGACTACGGATTTCAGTTTGCGATTCAAAAAGAAATCGTGTTGTCGCCTGAAGACCCCAAGGTGATTGACCTACTTCAGAGTTGGAACCAATTAGAAAAGTCCTTTCGCTACATGAATCGTTTGACGCTGACCCATCCAGACATCAAAGGCTTGGTAGTAGATTTAAGTATTGTAAAATCCGCCATGAAGGGCGACCAACTGGTTCGTGAAAAGAAGTTTTCTTCCAGTCAATTGTTTCAACAGGCAGAAACCTATGAAATTGAGCTGGAGCTGACAGACCTTCCGTATCTCTCTAAAAATCTGAAACCGGTCTTTGACCATATGCAAAAGGTCATTCGCTATATCGCGAGTGGTATCCAAAATACCAACTATCCCATCCCTTCTAGGGAACAGCAGGACGTCTTGCGCGAATACCTCATTTATGTGAATCCAACCGAAAAACCGCCTGCCGTCGTGAATAATCGCATGTTTATCGGTCCGTCGAGTTATACGTTACAAAACATTCACTTGATACAAGAAGAGAACAAGGCGCCCTGTATTTTCAATGACTTTTGTGTGACGGAAAAAGCAGATGGAGAACGCAAACTACTCTGTGTCAATAAGAATGGTAGAATTTACATGATTGATACAAACATGAAGGTTCAATACACGGGGTCTTACACGAAAGAGATCGAACTGTGTGGGTCTATTCTGGACGGAGAGTTCATTTATACAGGCCACCAACAGAAAAAGATTAACACCTTTGCTGCGTTCGACCTGTATTTTATCCATTCGAAAGACTATCGAAAAGAACCCTTTTACAAGTGGAATGAAGGAGAACCTGTGCGTAAGACACGTTACTATCGAATGCGAAACTTTATCACCAAGTTGAATGCGAGCCTTATACACGAAACAGAAGTGTCACCGTTTCGTTTGAAAATGAAAACATTCTTCATCCCTGGTCCGTCCATGACCATGCAAGAGTGTTGTAGCAAATTGTTTTATACGATACAGTCGGGAAATTATGAATACGAAACAGATGGCGTCATCTTCACGGTCATGGGTCTAGGTGTGGGCATGGAGAATCCAGAAGATACTGTAAAAAATTACAAATACACATGGGGACATAGTTTTAAATGGAAGCCACCCGAGTTCAATACCATTGATTTCTTGGTAGAGGTCAACCAGAAACAGGGCGCGGACGATATCAGCTATTTCACTTCGCTCGAACAAAAGGAGGTTGTTCCTTACAAGCGTCTCAATCTTCACGTGGGATACGATAGCAAAAAGGATGGAATGATTGACCCACAGAACATGCTCTTTAAAGGTGAATTTGCTGTAGCCGCGACGGGTTCGACCTATCAAAAAGCCCTGTTTGTTCCGACCAGTCCATATGACCCAACTGCCTACCTCTGTTATCTCCCTCTGAGAGAAGACAGCACCGGAGAACTGAACATGTATACGGAAAACAATGAACCCATTGAGACCTCTACCATTGTAGAGTTTAGATATGTGTTTACAGAGGACAAGAAGTTTCGATGGGTTCCGCTGCGCGTCCGTTACGACAAGACGTATGATTATCGCACAAACAAAAATCAGTTTGGTAATGCCTATCCAGTCGCGAATAGTAACTGGTATAGTATTCACCATCCCATCACCCAAGATTTATTGACGGACCCGCTGAAGAAGATGCGGTTTGAAAACTTGGAAGACGATAGCGTTTATTACAATCGAACGAGCGACGAATCGTATACCCGCGGATTGCGATACTTCCATAACCTTCATGTCAAGAAGATTTTGTTAGAAACGGTCATGTCGAAAGGATGCACGCTCATTGACTATGCTGTTGGAAAAGGTGGAGACATTCCTAAATGGACCAATCAACAACCTTCGTTTGTCTTGGGTCTAGACATCTCCAAGGATAACATTCACAATAAAAAGGATGGGGCGTGCGTAAGATTCATTGAAAAGAAGCGTGTCAAACGGTCCATGTTTGACGCCATCTTTCTTCAAGCCGACACGTCCATGCTCATTTCGACCGGCGAGTTTCTCAGTGAATCCGATGACCTCACAAGAAAGGTTTACAGCCAAGTGATGGCAGAGGAGCCAAAGTCAAAACTGTATGGCGCTTACGTGGAGAGAGTCTATGGACTTGGGAAAGACTTGTTTGATGTAGGAAGCATACAGTTTGCTCTTCATTACATGTTCAAGAACGAGAAAACGTTACACGCTTTCATGAAAAATTGCTCGGATATCATCAAGGTGGGCGGCTATTTCACGGGAACGTGTTATGACGGTGTCAAAGTGTTCAACTTTCTGAAGGACAAATCGAAAGAAGAACCTGTTGCGTTTTACCATGAAATCGAAGGACAGGACTCTAAGAAAATCTGGAGCATTACCAAAAAATACGACGCAACTGAGTTTAAAGAAACAGCCGCTTCGATTGGTCTCAGTGTTCAAGTCTATCAGGAAACCATCAACAAGGAGTTTGAAGAATACCTGGTCCAGTTTCCTTATTTCATCACATGCATGAAACAATATGGGTTTGAACCAGCGGCCAAGTTGCCCGGCTTAGACTTGCCAGGAGTAGGCAACTTCAAACTTCTCTATGATTACATGATGAAACATGGCGACCTTACCCACATTCCTGTCATGTCGGAAAAAGAAAAGGAGTTGTCTTTCTTCAATCAGTATTTCGTCTTTCAGAAGATACGAAAGGTGGACACGCAGATGGTGTATCATGGTTTTGTTCATGAAACTGAAAAGGTTCTCATTGGCGTGCCTAAGAAACTCAACCGAAAGATTGTCCTTGCGAAGTAGGCTATTATATAATCTATAAAATCGATTAAATAGACATTGTGTTTATCGTATAGCGAATGAATATTTTTCCTATTCACGACATGATGGTTTTCATCGACGCGGAAGACATTGTCTTTAAAGAGATAGACCGCACCTATTCCAATCCATCGCTTCGTGAATACTCCCATAAGATTAAAATGGAGATTGAACCCAATCTTCGATATTGGGATAAATACAAGAAAATAACAAACCCTTTCGAGTATATCAATACTCCATTTGATGCGCATACTCCATGTGTTTGTCAATACAAACCCATATCTCGTGCCTTTTTTAAACTACACGAAATATTACAATGTTGCTCCTTTCATTTTCCTTACACCATGAACAGTTATCATCTGGCGGAAGGACCCGGTGGATTTATCGAGGCCGTATTGTATCATCGGAGACAACGCGAAGACCTGTATTACGGAATGACTCTGTTGGAGCGAGACAAGGATATACCCGTATGGGACAAATGTCAACGTAATCTTATGAAAAGTAACAAAAATATCCATATTGAAGAAGGTGACGGAACAGGTAATCTATTGCATCTAGAGAATCTTCTCTATGTCAAAGAGAAACATGGCGGGTCTATGGATTTTGTCACGGGAGATGGAGGATTTGACTTTAGTCATGATTTCAATCAGCAAGAAGAAAGTGCATTAAATCTTATTTTGGCCGAGGTGTGTTTTGCCATGGTCTTACAGAAAAAAGGGGGTTCATTTGTTCTGAAAGTATTTGACACGTATACATCTACCATGACGGAAATCATTTATCTGTTGACTTATTTATACGAGGAGGTTATCTTTATTAAGCCCACCATGAGCAGACCTGCCAATTCAGAAAAATACATTGTGTGCATGAAATTCAAGCAGGTCCATAATTTAGAAGCCATGATAGAGAAAATGATTCTCTTTTATCCTCGTCTAAAGACCGAACCTATCTATTCGTTCCTGGATTTGTATATACCGAATTGTTTCCTTTCCAAGTTGAAAGAGATTAATTCTATCCTAGGTCAAGCCCAGAACATTGCGATACTAAAGATACTCCTCTCTATCTCCGACGAGAGTCCGGAAAATCAAGAATATTACAAGAAACGTTACTTGGTGAAATGTATGAAATGGTGTAAAAAACAAAACCTACCGACTCACGAAACACTTGTATCCATGTATCCCTATTAACATGTCATGGGTCGTAGATAGGCACGAGATTGTCTCACGACAGCGCACTGTCGAATCTCATCCTTGCGTGAGGGGAGACAAACTGGATTACAGTTTGCCCGAATGACTTGGTCTCTCACCTTGCTTATTTGTGTTGCGGCGGTCACTCCGCCTTGGGTGCCAAACGAAGGATTGGACCGTTTATAGGTCATGCAGTTCTGTTCGACGCCATTCGTGCTCTGAAAAAGATTGTTTCCCAGAGATTTTCCTTTGCTAATGTTCTGGTCATACGTCTTGGTTTTTCTTTGTAGATATTCCCGATTGGATGTGCTATACTTTTTGTCAATGACAGTGGAAGCACTGCGTTGGATATGGTTGGTTCCTCCTTGGCAATTTGGACGCTTGATGCCATAACATATTGTGTTTGTATCAAACCCAACTTGAACCGTATTCTGTAAACATTCAACATTCATTTGAGTATAAATAGGATTCTGAGCTTCGTCAATCGTCGGTTTGTTACATGATTGTTTGACCTGTGTGGACAAAAGACGTTTTCGGATAATCTTTAGCGGTCGTGAATATTTACGTGTACAAACAGGGATAGAGGTGCTGGTAACGACTTCGGTTCGTCCATTCCCACAGCTGACCGTTGCCTTAGAGGTAAAATCCGCCTTTGGATAACTTCCTTCAAAATTGGATTGGTTAGCATTTGGAGATGTAAATGCGTTGTATCTTACAGGGTATACTTCGTGTCTTTGTTGTCCTTTCCAAGTAAATAACATATGTATATATATATGTTATTAATTTTCGCGGTGGTTCTTTTATGCCTCTCCTTTTATTTACCACGAGAACCCTTTATCAATCCGTTCGAGGATGAGGAGGATGCGTGTATCATCAAACTAAAATACACACCTCTTATCTCAAGCACCGTTGGCTATTCGAACAAAAACAATGCTCTTCAAAAGAACTATGAATCAATACTTGAAATGGCTGATTACAAGCAACACAAACGAATGTTTGACCCTACATGTAGATTCGATTAAAATACTTATGGAGGACATTCTTTTATATTGGACTATTCTATATGTACAAGGTACAAGAAAACTCGCCTAGTCCTGTCTCCTTTCCCATGGAGGAAAAAATATACGTGGCCGCATGGGCGACTCTTGTCTTAGGGATGATGTATATGATTCAGGTTCGCCGATTATAAGGTTCTCCGATTACAATCTTTAAGCCGCAATAAAGTAGAAGTTTGTCTTGAAAAAGGAACGAATCTTGGTCTTGTAATAGGGCAAAGACCCGGCCTTTAATTTATTGGTGTCTATCAAGGACTTTTCAATCAGGTCTTTCGTGTGTTCTCGAATGGTTTTGACTAATCCATAGTCACAGAATATTTTCTTGAATGTATCATAGCTTTGACGGTTTTCTTCGATGAAGTTTTCTACATTGAAATCATATCGTATCGCGAAGAGTTCTGTGTAAAAGTCATCCTTCAATTTGGTGATATAACTTTCGGACAAAGTCTTGTAGACTTCATGTTTCTCAATCGGGGTATCTTTCAACTTATGTTTCGTCATGATAGAAAAAAAGGTCTGAATAATGGTCACCATACCACGTTCGTTTCCGCGAAAGATATTCGACAAAAGCCGCGCGTAGTTTGACATCAAGGTAGTGATGTTGTTTTGAAAGGTACACGTGGTGCATTTGTTTCTACATTCATCTCCGGTAAATGTGTCGGATAACATATGTTTAATAATACACCGACTGGTCTCTTTGTAATCGACTTTAAACTTGTTTTCTTTCTCAGAATAACTTTCCATGAGAGCAAAAGGATTCATGATACGGGATACCTGGACACTATCAATCACCGTCTTTGCCTCCGGGCCTAGATTGATAGGGTTTTCGCACTCGTCTTGTCCATTTCTTACAAAGAGGGTATTCATCAGAATTAACATTTTGGCCATCATCTTCAGGTCGGTGATACGGCGTATACTATGTTCAAGGTGTTCCCTTCTTTCGTAATTCAGCTTGGGTATATTTTCCACATAATCGAGCGTGTCTTTTAGGTTAAATTCTAACTTTGACTTACCTCCTAATATCCCGAGCGAGTTTTGGACCATTTTATTAAAATCGACTTTTCCTCCGGTTTGTCTTGGCGGCTCACTCGTTTGACCAAATTGTTCGGCTCTGAATTCTCGCTGGGTCTTTTTACAGCTGTTGCATCCAACCACAATCTTTTTATCTTGGATAATGTTACCCGCATCAGGTAAGGTAAATTGTGTATAATCAATATCCTTGCTATTTTTGTAGCCATAAAAGAGATAACGGTAGAGTTGCTTGCTAAGCGCGTCAATCTCCACCTCTTTCAGGCGGTTGTCTGATAAATTATTAATAGTATTCATGGGCAAGTTCGCAAGGACGGTCGCGACATAAACAGGAGACAAAAGAATAGACAATGCGCCATATTTCAACATCTCGAAATACGAACATTCTGGTTCTTCGTTCCCTGTTGCTTCTTTACTCGTAAACATGTCTGTAAGAGAGGATGCCTTAAACCCTTTCACTGTATTGTATACATTCTTAGCAGAGGGAGTCTTGACGGCGAGCCCTTTGACTCTTTCTGCTACATTCATGCGTGAGGGCAACGCGGAATAAGTATTTTTGAGTTTCTGTGTAACCGCAGCGGTCGCATTTGAAGCCTTTGTATACGCCAGTCCAGCACCTTCTCCTGTTTTATGAAAGGCCAATCCCACGCCTTCTCTTCCTTTCTTCAGTGTATACCCGGTAGCATTCATGCCTTTCCTCAATGTGTATCCGGTGGCATTCATGCCTTTCCTGAGCGCCATCGCACTACCGTCTTTCAGACCCGTGCCTAATTTTGCCGCCATGGCTGCTCCTCCATAGCTTCGTCTTGTTCGTTTCTTTTTCATTATTCTATATACATATTTTAACCTGTTCTCTATCGAACCTTACGTAAAAAACTATAAGACCCATTGTGCGCGTCTCCTCCAAAGCTCAAGTCGTTGTAGGTTTTCAGTGTGCTGTCCAGGTTCTTGAAACGAGTATACAGTGAACTGTCCGAGACATAGACGCGGTTTCCGTAATAGAGAGGAACTTCAGTGGTCGAGATACCGAGGGTCACGGAGCCACAGTCTTTCTGGCTGATACTGTTCGAGTTAGATTGATTGCTACCTCCACAGGATTGACCCACTCGGTTTAAAAAATCCCCTTGGTTCGTAGAGGCCCGAAATGGGCCTGCAAAAGAACGAATGACCTGTTGGTCACTACGAGTAAAACTGCTTTTACCAAAAGACTTGCGTAGAATTTTACGTTTCATGGCGTCGTCCGCACAAAAGGTTGAGTTGGCGAAGCCTGCTCCCGGTCTTGACCCTTGCTTTCCTCCACCTAGATTGCTCATTAGTATAGCCCAATATAAAATAAAAAGTTTAAAGTTTAGGTATTTATATTCATTGTTTAATGTTTTAGGTCATGATGCGAGGAACAATGTTCATGGAAATGAGCTCCTGAAAGAGTAGCTTACAGCTAAAGGGGATTTCCACATAAGAGAACTCTGTCCTGTTGTCGCAGTTCTTACACAGATGAATGTGTTTCTTGTCGTTGAAAATCGCAATCAGTCCACACTTTTTACATACGTGAACCGAATACTTGTCCGACACATCATACATTCTTTCTCTCGTAAACCGTGATGCGCCATGGGATATCATACAGTCTCGCTCCATTTCTCCGAAACGAAGACCTCCGTCACGACTGCGTCCCTCTGCGGGCTGACGCGTCAAGTTCACCATGGGTCCGATACAACGGCTATGTTGCTTGTCGTTCACCATGTGTTTCAGACGCTGGTAATAGACGGGTCCCATAAAGATGGAGGTTTCGATTTGTCCGCCTGTTTTTCCGTCGTAAAGGATTTCGTTTCCCTTGGACTCGTAACCACACTTGTTGAGCTCCTTAAACAAGGTATTCATATCCAGTTCGCCAAAACTCGTTCCGTCTCCGAAAAGACCCAGCTCCAGCAGAAGCTTTCCAAGAAGAGTCTCCTTAATCTGGGCGATGGTCATGCGCGAAGGAATCGCGTGCGGGTTGATAATGAGGTCTGGGCGAAGTCCATCCTTGGTAAAGGGAATGTCTTCTTCCTCTAGAATGTTGCCGATGGTTCCCTTTTGTCCGTGGCGGCTCGAAAACTTGTCTCCAATGTTGGGGCGACGCAGCGTTCGAATGCGCACTTTACAGAAATTATATCCGTCGCCATTCCGTCCAATATAGTTCTTGTCAATGTAAGACTCTTCGTCGGTTCGATGGGACTTGCTCTGGTCCTCGTATTTGATAAGCTTCGTATTGTCATTCTTGTGTTCCTTGATGACCACCACCTTGGCAATGATAATGTCTTTGTCCTCCACCAACTCGTTTTCGTCCATGACACCTTGTTTGTTAATCTTGTCATAATTTCCAAACTTCATGTTACGAGTATTGAGTTTATTCGGCTTGGTATGAATTTCTTCCTCTCCATTCGTCTTCTTGTCCTCATCTTTCTCAGTGTGATAGATGGTCGCATGAAACAGACCTCGCTCAATACTGCCACGATTGAACAAGATACTATCCTCTTGATTGAATCCGGTATGGGTCATGATGGCTACGATGACCTGATTTCCAGACGGAAGACGGTTCAGCTTGAGCATGTTCATGATACGGGTCTCTACGAGAGGTCTCATGCTATAATTCAGCACGTATGCCGTCTTGTCCATACGGCTGTTGACATTGGACACATAGACCCCCATCGCTTGCTTACCCATCGCAGACTGATATGTATTACGCGGGGATTGATTATGCTCTGGAAATGGGATGCACGAGGCAATGACGCCAAAGATGGTGCTTGGATGAATTTCGCAGTGGGTATAATGATACTGGTCGGTAATCTTGTCTGGGAATGTCGCAATCATGCTAGACGATTGCTCAAAGGGGTCCACGTATTCGATGACCGCATCAGGTATCTTGATGCTCATAATGAGGTCATCCCAAGCAAGTTCCTTTCGGTCAATCTGTTTGAACATCTCAGGTGTGATGAGAAGCGCATTGTCCTTGACACGATACAGAGGACGCATGAGACGACCCGACTCATTTGTAATACGAATCTCCTGTGTATCAAACTTAAACACAATCGAGGTATAGATATGAAAGATACCTTTGGCCTTCATGGTCTTCAAGTCGTGAAAGAGTTGAATCGCATGGTTTGTGATGCCGACCCATTTTCCGTTGACAAAGACCTTGACACGCTTGTAGAGGTCCTGTGGACTTTCTATCTCTTTCAAGGAAGTGATTTTTCCTTCCAAGTATTCGTGAATGGGTAGACTGTCGGAATACCCCGAAATCACGGTCATGTAACTGAGGTTTTTGACGACCCCAATCGATTGACCTTCGGGTGTCTCGGCCGGACACAGAAACCCCCACGAAGACCCATGCAATTTACGCGGCTCAATCAGCTTTCCGCTCTTGTCAATCGGCATGTTGATGCGTCTCAAGTGACTCAGGGTAGACGCATAGGTCAACCGATTCAACACTTGCGCCACACCCACCTTGTTCGAGTTCAAATGCTTAATCCCAAAGTCACCCGTCGAAAGAGCTCGTTTCAGACCATTCTCAATGGTAGAAGGTTTCACAATCTTGTAAATGTTGGTGAGCGTGATGATACTCGCATAATCCTCGGTGGTCTTCCATGAACCCGTGTTGATTTCTCGAATGACCTTCTTCTGAATGTCCTTGACACTCTTGTTAAAGTAGTTTCGAAAGAGATTGTTCAACAAGGCTCCGGTTAGCTCGATGCGCTTATTGACATAACAGTCTCGGTCATCCGCCGTTCGATAACCAAGCGCACATCGAATCAATGTATTGGTCATATACCCGAGCATATACCGTTTCTCTTTTTCGGTAGGACAGTTGGGAAAGAGGTCGTTGGTCAAAACATCCATCGCGAACTCCATCTTCTTCTTGTTGCCTTCCTCTTTCTCCATGTTGAGTGGTGTGTAGATGACGGAATTTGTAATATACAAGATACAGTCTTCGTATTTGATATACTCGCACGCTTGAAGAATCGAAGCCTTGAGGTAGTGAAGGATTTCCTGGTTCTCTGGGCATTCCACGTCCAAACAAATCATGTTACAGATTTCCTTGTCGCTTTTCAGTCCAATCGCTCGAAACAAGACGAACAATGGAACCGGGCGCTTTAGACGAGGGATTTGAACCAAAATCTCATTCCCACACGAAAGCAATCTCGACGAAATCATCATGTAAATCTGCTTGGGTGAAATACACTTCCAGTCTGGGACCGAGCGAACCTCTGATGTCCACAGCCATTTGTTCCCAGGTTTTTGCTTGTAACACAAGATGGTGTTGTCTGCTGGTTTTTCTTGACCAATACATGTCTTCTCGGACCCATTGATGATGAAATACCCACCAGGGTCCATCTTGCATTCGTCAAGCTGCTCCGGTCTCAAGTTTTCGTATTGGTTTAGAATACAAATCGAAGACTTTATCATGATAGGGATTTTTCCAAATTGAATTTTGGACAACTTCACCTGTTTGACTTCCTCGATTTCTAGCTGTTCGCCTCTACGAATGATATACTTGATGTTTAGGTCAATGGTAAAGTTAGAGGTATACGTGAAGTTCCGCAGACGTGCGTTGTGCGGAAACATCAACTTGGTCGACCCGTTGTTCTCATGAATTTCTGGACGATAAATACACAGATTCTCAAACTCAATGACCGTGACCAGTCTGTATTTCTTAAATTCTTTAATGTAATCATACGGAGATTTTATAACCAGTGGATTAAACATCTCGATGGTTCGTTTCATCTGAACTTGTATGAAATCATTATAAGACTCAATTTGGTGCCTCACAAGCTGATGCAAGTGTTTGTCGCGAAAGTAAGACTCAATCACTTTCCAGCAATCGGTTTTGGAGTAAGACGACATGTTCACTCTATATGCGGGTTTCTGTTTAATTCAATTTTAAAAAACAATAAGAATGAACAAAGACAATGTCCTATAGGTTCAAGTGCGTATCTTTTTTTGTTTTTTCTCTATATGGCTTCTAAGACCGTGACCATTAAACCCGAATTCCTTCATACTAGCAAACGTAAAACCAAACGAAAATTGCCAGAACAGGTTGTCATCCAACCCAATACATTGAGAGAAATTCTTTTGAATAAACTGATTGAACGGAGAAAAACCCAAAAGACAAGAATTGACCCACCCGTCTTGAACGATGTATCTTTTGACGGTCCCACTGTGCCTGCGCCAGTGCCGCAAGCCGCCGTAATCTGTGCTGTGTCCGACTCCTATTCGAACAAAGACAAACCCTATGGTATTTTAAAGAATGGGACAAAGCCTACGTTTAAAACATGGAACGCGCAACCCCATCCAGCTCAACCCGTTCCACCAGTTCAAGTGGTTCCAGAGATAAAGATAGACCCGATTGACATCCCTGTGGAGAAACCAGAACCCGAGACAAAAAAGGATGAACCTGAAACCACTGAAAAGATGGTCCTCGGTAAAAACAAGAAAAAGAAGTGTGTCTATGTCTTAATCGAAAACAACAAGACACGTAAATTACACGGAGAGCGTGCTCAAAAAATAAAGAAAACCAGTATTCAAACGGTTCGTAATTATTTAAAAAATCACAATCTAATTAAATCAGGTAGCGCAGCACCCAATCCCTTGTTACGAACCCTTTACGAGAATGTTCTTTTTTGTGGTGACATTACCAACCAAAACAAAGAAAATCTTATCCATAATTTTAAAGACAAGGTTGAATTATAGCTGACTTCTGCAGTAAGGACAGGATTGATTGATTACAATCCATTCATGGAAGGGAGCACTCTTGAATAAATGACGACATTGTCTCACCATGACGACCTCGTCCGCTTCTTGAAAGGGTTCTTGTGTAATCGGACATTCTGTATAAATAGGGGTAATGAGGTCGCCGTAACGATGTGTGCTATAACGGGACTCTGAACGATTGTTTCGTGTCTGATTGCGCGCCTGATTACGTGCATTGCGTGCATTAATTCGGTCGGTTTCTGGATCGGTTTCTGGAGTCGGTTGTGTATTCCGACGCATGTTTTCACTTGTAAAGACAATATTGATAAGGTCTCCCAATGGATTGTTTTGATTCGGGTTTGTAGGCAATCTGGATAAGTTTTGCTCATGTAAAAGAACAATCTGTAGCATCGTCGCGATGTTCTGTGAACTTCTTGAAAGCAGTTCTTCGGTCATTAGGTTAGAAGAAAAGGGTTGTTTATATGAGTTTTCTATTTCTATCTGTAAATTAAAATAATGAAATAGTTTATGAAGGAAGAAGAAGCCGTGGCATATGATGAGAAGAACAGAGACATCATCGGATTCTTAAATATATATCGAGTAAAAATGATTTTATTGTTAGTATTTGTCATTCTTTTTTACGTCGTCATATTCAGTCTTTTAAACAATGCTTCAGAGTCTAATCCAGAAAGTAAACCCTATATTTTTATCATTGAAATTGTTCTTTGGGTTGTATTGGTCGCCATTATTGTGATGAATGTTCGTTATTACAACGACAAGGATTTTTCGTTTGAGCAGCTCTTTCGTAATCTGTTTAGTGAAAAGACGCCAGAAATCGAGGTCAATGTACATAGGGATACACCCCGACGCGCAATCCAAGAGACTTCGACGGGCGAAGTTTTTCATTTGCGAAAGAACATATTCAATTATAACGAAGCCAAGGAAGCGTGCGGACTGTTGGATTCTAGACTTGCGACGTATGCTGAAATCGAAAATGCTTACACGAATGGAGCAAATTGGTGCAGTTATGGATGGAGTGATGACCAGTTGGTTTTATTCCCCAGTCAAAAGGAATATTTAAACCAGTTGAAACAGTTTCCTGGCCACGAACGTGACTGTGGTCGGGTAGGAGTAAATGGTGGATATGTCAAAAACAAACACGCCAAGTTTGGAGTAAATTGTTATGGAAAGAAGCCTTATGCGACGGAAAAAGACAAGGAATATCTGTCTAAATACAAATTGTCGGGTTCCGTCCCGGACGATATCTTGAAGAAATTACGAGAGGAAAAAGAAAAGGATTTCCTGGTCACTCCGTTCAATAAGAATAAATGGAGTGAAATTGGATAAACCGCATAAGTATTTTAACGTTTCGATTTTCGGGTCGTCGTCTTCCGTGCGCTTTTCTTTCTCGACTGTGAAGGCACCTTTTCCAGACCCATCACCTTATGCCATATTTTCTGTTCTTCTTTAAAATCAAAGGAACAAAACACAAAAGGAGATTTGGACTGTTTTTTGTAAACACCTAAGGATAGACCCATGGGCAGCATATATATTTCTATATATACTTTTATCTACTATGCGTCTGTATTCATTATAATAATTCGTCCTTTATTATAATGAATGTATTAAACCAATATGAGGTAGAGCGCCTTACCATTGGAAACGCGATTGACATGGAGGATGACCATTATTTTTGTAAAATGGAATACGACGGTAAACCTTTTCTCATTCGAACGGACCATTCATGTATTTATAGGAAAAAGACAGACCCTTCTTCTCAATATGTTTATGTCTCTCTGACAAATAAATCCTACCTGGAATGGTTTGAAGAATTCTACAAAGGAGTCATCTCTCAATTTCACACACAATCCATGGACTGGTTTGAGGAACCCATGACACACCATGAATTTGAGTGTTCCTTTATCAATCCGCTCAAAAGTAACATCAAACAACAGTGCTTTGATATCATGTGTAAGATAGACGAGGACCAACTGAAAGCTGGACCTTTGCATGAATTGGATGATGTAGAGGTATTCCCCACGTTTCATGTGAAAGGCATACGATTTAATACAAAACATTTTATGTTTGACATTGAATTGACCCAGTTGGACCGATTGAAACCCGTCGAACCCGAGGATACGGATACTATAGAAGAATACTGTCCTTCCGTGGAAGATTTAGAAGAATCCGAATTGGACCTCGAGGAAGAGTCTATTTACGACATTTACGATACACTCAACGAACATATCAAGGAAGATATTGTAGAAAATATTCGCAAGCTTTTTCTACAAAAAAATCTAACCTTAAAATTAAATTTGGCGGAGGTGGTGGATGACGAAGAGCCTGAAACTGAATAATTTCTATTCTTTAAAATTATTTTATATTTTATACTCTATATATGAACTTTTCTAAACTCATCAAACAACCCAACCAGGACCTTTTTAATGTATTGTTGGGACTAGGTGTCATTGTCTTAATTGTGGTTTTAGTGCAGTACAACCAAAAGAAAACCCCAAGTGAACCCTTGACCAATTCATCGGGCTCTTTCAGCCCTGCCAACTTTCCAGAAGTGGCGCAGATGAAGGGAGGCCCTGCTACGGCGGAACTCGGGTCGGCGGCGTCTTTAAAGAATGACAACTATTTAGAGGTATCGGGGATTGCAACGCCTCGGACCAATAATGCGGATGTCGTCAATACGCGTATGACCCCAAATGAGTTACTTCCTTCCCAGGCTGCCAATGAGTGGTCTTCTCTTCACCCCGCCTCGGATGACTTGGTCAACGTGAATATGTTGTCAGCCGGACAGATTATCGGTATCAACACCGTGGGAAGCAGTATGAGAAACGCCAACCTTCAGCTCCGGTCCGAGTATTCGATTCCGAGACAAAATGTGGGCCCGTGGAACGAGAGCACCATTGAACCTGACACGTTGCGTAGACCTCTGGAGATTGGTTCAGCTTAAAATTGACAAGAAGTTTAATAGAATAGAAGATTCAAAAGATGTGCCCGTGCTCATTAGACCCAGCTTTCTTCATTGTTCCAGGTCTCGGCCTGTGGGCTGTATTTCTCTATAGTAATTACAAGAGTCGGCAAAGACTTGCAAAAATATTTAACGATTATGAGGAGAGTATCGCCAAGTATCACATGGATGACAACCTCGAAGATAAAGATAAAGTCTAACCCTACCTTTTATATCGAATCCAAAGTCGATATAAAATATGTTTTGTATGTATTTTTATTGTTCTTGAAAAATAATAAAGAATGAATGTAATGGACAAGGAAGACATTCTAACCTTTCTCATGACAGGGTTTATTTTGTTTATTTCTTATCGCATCTACTTAGATTCGGATTATTTCCAATTGAAGTGTATTGTGTCCACTGTAGACGGAGACAAATATTGCGTTCGCGAAAGAGACCAGCTTCAGCCCGCCGCGGACCTTTTGGCAACCACCTCTAAAAAGATGGTCGATTTTGTCTCGTATATGAAAGAGCATCAACCGGACGACGAGAGGACCAAACGACTTGCGAGTAGGTTTAATTCGTCTAAAATTGTCGAGACGTTGCCTACCAGTGAGTATACAGCCTACAGTGAGAACAAAGGGAAAAAGATTGCGTTTTGCCTGAATAAGCAAAAAGAAGACAACAATCAGTTGATTGACCCAAATACACTGATGTTTGTGGCTTTACATGAGTTGTCTCATCTCACGACCACTACCATTGGACACAACGACGAGTTTTGGACAAACTTTAAGTATGTCTTGACGCATGCTGTTGCCGCAGGGGTATACGAGCCTATTGACTACAAAGAAAATCGGACTGACTATTGTGGAATGACGATTCACGACAACCCTTATTTTAAATAGATAAAGGTAGTATAATGCGATACGTGCATCTGTATGTGGTCGCGGCTTTACTCCTGTTTCTTTCTTTTTCGTCTCGGGAACCCTTTTATAATCCAGCAGAACCCATCGCGCGGCCTGAGAATTTTCCAGACCATACTGGTCACCGAACGTTCATGAAGATGGAGAGCATCATTTATGAGTTGATAATGGCTCCTTCCATTACCCTAGAAGAAAAAGCGTATCTAGAGGACTTTTTAAATCTGATACAAGGTATTCCCGAGACCACACCCCCTACCCAATTGAACGATACAGAGGAGGGGAATTCAACCGTTAAAAAATTACAACACGTGAAGAGCTTATTGTTAGAAGAGTTTAATAGACTTCAAACCTCGAATGCTGCCTATATCCCTGTAAAAAATGCCATTTATTTTTTGTCTTGGTTATTAAAAAACATATTCATTTAATATAATGTATCTTTTAGGTTTCGTCGTCTTTCTTTTTATAGCTCTTCTCTTTGTTCCACGCAAGGAGGGGTATATGGATAGTGATTTGGTTTCTATTCAAAATGACGTTATCAAACAAAAGACCCTTTTAGATAAACTGGTCAAGGCACTGAATGTGATACTTGAAAAGGATGCATCAGACAAACTAGACGTAGACCCGCTGTCGAAAAATATCATCAATAAATTGAAAACGCTTATGGACAAAAAGACGCCAGAGAATGTTCCTCTCATAGAAGAACTCAAGAAAATGAAAGAAAAAACAGAAAGTCTTCAGCCTTTGATTAATGATTATCGCAAGAAAATCAAGGAACTGTCTGAATCCAAAGTAAATAACTATAAAATGACCGATGTTCTGCCTGAAACTCAAAAAAAAATGGAGGATATCAAAAAGGACATTGAAAGGATATTGAAAGATTAACTCGCCTATTACATTTTAGATTAGTTTACATTACATTTTAAAGGGAAACCCTTAAAATATAATACGACTTTTATATAATGTTCCCGGTTACCTTTATTCTTTTAGAACAGAATAAAGAAAGGGAGAGGAAGATTGTTCAAATCTACAAGGATGACACACTGGAAAATGTAAAATACAAATTATCGGAACAACTTGATTCAAAACAAATCGAAGGGTATTATCTTTTTTACAAGAAGACGATGCTGTTGAATCCTTATGACAGTTTTAAGAAACTCTCTAACCAAAATACACGGGTGATTAGTTATCCGACCTTTTATGGATTTTGTGTCAATCATGGTCTCGAATTGCCTGAAAAAAAGGAGGTATACGAATTGGAAGATTTTCTGCAATATGACCAACAAAAAGTAGAAACCACCCTTCCGATTGGTATCAAGAAACAATCTCCTTTTATCGTAAACCCCTATGAGAACATTTTTCCCATGATAGAAGACTCGAATACTTTATCTAACTCGTTATGGCTCGGTCTACCCAAAGAGGTCTATGTCTGCCAAGCGACCGATGTTTATGCTTATTGGGAATCACAAAAATATGAAATTGGGCAAATGGCCAACGTATATTTTCCTTATCTATTTGAGAAGAAAGCGAACTCGAGCGCAGAGCTGTCGGCGCTTCCCTTGGTCGAATATACGCAATACAAGGCATACAACGACATGATTGATTATCATCATTCCATTCACCAGAAAGACCATCTCATTCAGCATGGGATAAAAAGTATTTATTTTGTCTTGTATACCTTACAACCCTTTCAGTTCCCTTCTGAAATGGTGTTTAAAATGATACAGACCGATATGATGTATCCCTTTGTGAAGTTGACGGGGTCTAGAAAGCAAGACAACATGTATCGTCTCTTTTGCGACGGGTTCAGTATGAAAGGAAAGAAAACCCCAGCCATGCCTCGAAAGATGATACAGAAATACAGCAGCGAATGTAAGCGATTGAATACATTATCTTATCTCTTTTACTATAAACCGACACAGTCCTTGGTACTCACCATCGATGAACACGGGCACATTTTCTTTCAGCTAGAACCTACCGAACTCATTACCGTAATAGAAATCGAAACTCTGATAAAAGAGATTACCGCCAACGTGTTGTCTCAGCTTTCGGAGAAGTTGGATCCAACCCATCATATTTTTGACACGTTTCAAGACTTGTATCAAGATACGGTAGAAATCATCGACCTCCAATATTCGTTTCACTACAAGCGGTATGCAAACCTGAACATTAAGAAATTCATGAAGTGTTTTTCACCCGTGTTCAATTTTATCGATGAAAAAGGAACGACCACGCTTCGTTACAAACGAGTCTCCAACTTTAATACCATGGAAAGCATGGATAGTTTTTTGACTGAAAAAATCAACAAACAGATACCTTATGCTGAAATGGTTCACCTCTTCTCGGTCAACTTCATGAATAATGATGAACCCGCCGCCATTGAGTATATTGGAAAGTTCATGAGCCATATTCAAGTGGAACAGGACATGAAAGTCAATCGTATCCGAAAAATAAAGGTAAATCCTGGGTTTTTAGTAGAGGTGGATAAACACGATACCTCGTATGAGGTTGTGGTTCATTCGATAGACAACATGTATTACTTGACTTGTATCGAACCCTATGTGACCAATCTAATGATGATTTCACAGGGGCTCATTGATGTCGGGGACCATTGCGAAGAAGTTGCAGAGGTCATGGCGACAGAGGTTGAGGCGGAACCCGAAGAAGACTTTCAAATGGAACCCGATGATACACTTGACCATTTCTCGGACTCGGACCAGGAGCTTGAAGGGTCTATGAGTTTTTCGAATACGGCGTCGGAACCTTCACTGGAGGCTTCTGCCGAGACGACCGAAGAAACCAAACAAGAGTCCGAATTTGAGTCCGAATCTGAACCAGAGGCTGAGCCTGTCAAGGAGCAGTCGCAAGCAGAGCAGTCGCAAGCAGAACAGTCAGACGCAGAGCAGTCAGAGGCAGAAGGCACGATGGAGAATGGTGAATCTGAAGCAGAATCCGAAGCGGAAGAGCCTAGTGAATCCCAACCGGAAGAAGTGGAACAGACAGAGCAGTCAGACGCAGAAGGCACGATGCAGACGGAAGAAGCAGAAGAGGCCGGCGAAGCGGAACAGACGGAAGAAGCAGAAGAGGCCGGCGAAGCGGAACAGACGGAAGAAACA